GCATTAGCATTAAAATTATAATGGTAGATACTGTAGAGTTTTGGATATACCGCATCAAGAGTCTCTTGGATTGCCTTCTTAATCATAACGCGTGGAAACAAAGGAGCAACAGTCACCTTACTTCCAGCAGTATGAGCAGCAGCAGTAGTTCCTTGATAGCCACGACCATAAGGAGGGATTGTTGCTGTATTGGAAATTCTGTCGTAGGAATCTACCCACAATAACTCATCACCAATTTCAACCAAGCCTTTACCTAAGTCATTGCTGGCAAGGTTAAGCGTGGTTGAACTTGATGTAACATCTGCAGTTAAGTGTGTAGTTCTATCCTGACGAAGTGAATATCCAGAAAGATTAAGAGCGACGTCATCAATAATGCTCTCAAATGTGGTTGCCATTACTTCTTCTTTCTATTAGCCTTCTTAGCCTCAGATAAGGCTATTGCAATTGCTTGCTTAGGAGATTTAACTACTGGTCCCTTCTTGGAACCTGTGTGAAGTTTTCCAGCCTTGAATTCCTTCATAACCTTAGAAATCTTCTTAGAGCCTGTAGACTTCTTCATTACTTGCTCTTCTTGGCTTTCATACCAGATACCTTTTTAAGGCGTGGATTAGCCTTTACAGCGGCTTTAGAAGCCTTTCTAGCACCTGCTGCTACGATAGCGCTAGCACGCTCTACAGAGATGCCCTGCTTCTTTGCAATGCCTGCTGCTACCTTCTTGAATCCTGGGTGAGCCTTCTTCATTATTTACGCTTCCCTTTTGAATCATAACGACGACCTTGTAGGATTGCTCCAGCAAGTTGTCCTAAATCTTGAGTGTTCTTTGCTCCAGACTCATTAGCCTTTTGAGCCATAGCCTCGCGTGCTCCTGGTGGATAGTTGCGAGCCTTATCTTGATAATCTGTAGTTGTTGAGTAACTTTGTACATATTGCTTAGCATGTTGTACGATGTTCTCTGTGTAGCCCTTTAGACCACCTCTGTCTTTTCCTGAGTTAGGCATGATTACTTCTTCTTGCCCATTTTCTTAGCAACAGCCTTCTTCTTTGAGCCGTATTCTTTCATACGCTCTTTAGCGCCTTCGCCCTTTTCGTGCTTCTTCATTGCTGCTTTTGACTTGTACTTCTCGCCTTTTACTGACATTAGATTTGCTCCAGTTCTTTTAGTGTTGATACTGATTCTTTTGTAATTGCTTTACTATTAATCATCGTGTCAGAATCATAGGCTTTACCCATTGCTTCTGAGGCACGTCTTGCTTCATTAATAGCCTTCATGCTTGTCCCTGCTGGTTGAATGCCCTCTGCTCTTGCTTTACGATAAGCATTCAATTCGTTGTCCCACTCTTTGTTGGTCATGCCACTACCACTAGCAGCCTTAGCGTCTCCAGTATTAATCTGTAGACTTTTTACCTTGCAAGCAAAACAAGGCTTAGACTCACAATTGCTGTGGTCCTCAGGCTCTTTTTCAACAATTATTTCTGGTGGATAATCATCCCCAACCCAGTCACACTTAGTGCAACCAAACTTGGTTCCTTTCCAATGGTTATTATCATCAAGACCCCAGTCCGTGATTTTTCCTACATGTCCCTTGATGTCACAACTCATTAGGCAGTTACCACCGTATATCCAGCAGCCTGTAAATCCGCTGCTTCACTAGCCGTAACTTCATAAGTGCCACCACCAAGATAAAAGATATCTGCATCTGTAGTTTCCTCAGATGACGGATAACGAAGTTCGGTGTAGATGCCATCTTTCTTGAGGACTGAGACTCCTCTAGTGAGACGGTAACGGCGAAAAAGAGCGCCCTCAGCAAGTGGTCCCTCGCTAACTGTTGGTGTTGTAAAGTAATATTTCATTTTGTCTCCTAGTAGTTTTATGGATAGAGCCAGGGTTTCCCCTAGCCCTACCAATCTAACGACTAAGCGTTTGGACGACCTGATGCAGCAGTTTGGATATTCCAAAGAGCAGCAGAACGGTAGATAGACCAGTTAAGGATACCGTGCCATCCAACAGGACGGAAGCGGTTCAACTTATCTGAAATGTTACCGAACTCAATGCCTGGTTCCTTCCAAACAGCCTCAGCAAGTGCTTGTGAACCTAGAACATAGGTGTTGTAAACACGAGTTTGAGTACCGCCTGTACCTGAACCTGATTGAGCGTTGGTCATTGTTGGTGTTTCGATGAAACGAACACCTTCCCACTCGCCAATTTCTCCAGCCATTAGGTTAGAGTAGTTTTGGTAATCGTTTGGTGTACGCCAGATGTTGTTGCCTGTTTCAGTACGAAGGTCAGCAGAAACTTCTGGGTGAATGTATGAAACGTACTTTCCACCACGTGGAACTACGTTAGCAGCGCGCATCTTTGTTACAGCGTAACGGATGTCGCGTGACTTCAATGTATCTGTACCAGTAACAGCAGTTACTGCAGCAGATGTTGATAGAGAGCCAGCAGCCTCACGAACAATTTGAGTTGAGCCGTTTAGAACAGCAGCAACTGCATTGTCTAGAGTCATTGCCATGTTGTAGGCAACTGCGTTAGCAATCCAAGGGTCAACATCAGATAGAGACATCAAAGACAACTTGCGTGTAGGAATAACTACGCGACCAAGTTCTGTTTGTGAAACATCTAGAGTTGTTGTTGCTGGTAGTGCTACTGCATCTGGGTCAACTGTTTCGTTGAGAGTTGCTGTAGCGACTGATGTATCCGCAATATCTGTGTAGAATTGGAAACGGATTGATGAACCGTCATGGGTTGGGTTTCCGACTTTCTTGTCCGCAATAGCGCGAAGTTGTGGAACGTTACGTAGATTAAGTTCAACTAACTTATCATACGCCATTGTTACAAGATTGGAGCCTAAACCAGAGCCAATCGGTGAGTATGCATCTGCCATTTGGCGATACCTACCTTTCTTGTTGGGTTAGTGCGACGAACTTAGAGGTTGCCGCTTAGGATTTTTAGAACATCTGCTTCGGAGGTGGCTTCGCTTAATGCTCGCTCAATATCCCCAGAAACACTAGGTGAACTTAAATTGCTAGTCACATTTTCAATCTTGTTCATTGACTGAATATCCTGTTGGTTAACAGTTGACTTAGAATCACTTTGAGCGATACCGAAAACTTCGGCATTACTCTCAATCCAAGAAACAATTGCGTCTTGAGACGCTTCAATGTCAGACGGAATGAACTTAGCGATTTTAGGATTTACACCCTTTGATGCTAATGCATCATTTATGATACGCTCTCTTTGAGCCTTTGAGACTTCTGAATAACTCTGCTCTAGTTCCTTATTACGCTTTTGCGCGATTTTTAGGTCCTTGCGTAGTTTTCTTACTAGGTCAGTTTCTGATTCGAACTGTTGGAATGTATCCAATGTGTCGTCCTCATCTTCATCGTCCCATTGTGTATCGCGGTTGTTGCTCATATGCAACCTCTCCCTTTTCTTAGTAGTTGTCGCACGCCTCACTTGTAAACGGGGATTCACAAATGGCTCGTACTCTCGGTCTTAACGCCTATAGTGCCGATAGTCTCTATAGGAAACTTATTAGTATTGGAACGGAGTTTCTGCTCCAGGTTGTTGCTGTGAAGTCTTGCGTAGGTATGTTGAAGTACCAGCAGTTCCAGCACTACCTTGGAAGGCTGCAGATTCCATAGATGCTGCAGTCTGTAGTCCTACGCTCTTAACAGCATTAAATGCTTGCTGTTGTAATTGATTTTGAATATCTTTCATATTGCCAGTTGAGTTGGCATAGATACCAGCAAGAGTTGTAGCAGGCTCAATATTGGTTGCAATATCAGCATAACCCTTTTGGGCGATTTTTGCAATCTCAGCCTCTGAATAACCTTGAGCAGCCAAATCTGCTGCTTGTTTTTGAATGAATGCTGTATCGAATGTAGTGAAACGATTTTGCATACGAACTGCTTCTGCACCAAATGCTGCAGTTTTAGCACGCTTATCAAATTCAATTTGAGCAATATCAGGGTTTAGATAAAATCCGGTTAGGTCTGTTGATTGACCAATATAGTTCAATTTCTGCATTGCACTAATTAGGTTAGGGTCAGCAGTAATAGCCTTTAGTTGGGCTTCATTTGCTCTAGCATCAAAGTTAGCCACGCTAACATTATTTTTGATTAACTTAGATAATGCTGTATCATCTGTATATGCTGCATCTAAATTATATTTAGTTCCAACATCACGCATTCCAAGAACCCAGTTAACTAATGTTGTAGGGTCTTTTGCTTGGGCTAAACCAGCATTAAACTTACCAAAATCTGTAGCATAAGGTGATGTGATAGTAGCACCACTCTTGCTAGTATAAGTTGGTTGATAGTATAAATAGTTAATAGCATCTGTCTCAGATACACCATCAGCCAATA